TGTTCCTGATGTTCCATTTGTTCCTGATGTACCATTTGTTCCTGATGTACCATTTATTCCTGATGTACCATTTATTCCTGATGTTCTATCAATTCCACTTGTACCAGAGCTACCAGATGTTCCATTTATAACAAATGGTCTTCCACTTGCAGCTGTATATAACTCAATAAAGTTATCGTTAGCTTTTTTAAAAGCATCTCTTAATAAGTCATCATTATTATCGTTGGATGAAACACCGACATTTATAATTTCTATAGCCATTATTATATCTATTTTTTTGACATTATAATGCTATATATAAAAAAATATAAATTAATTTTTAATTTAATTTTTTAAATCAATAATATTCATCTTCATCTTCATCTTCATCTGTTTCTTCAAAATCTTCATCTTGATAACCACTTAGATTATGAATATCATCAACAGAAATTTCAATAACTTCAATATCTTCATCATAAGTTATATTATCGTCTTGCAACAGTGCATCTGCAACTTCTTGCGCATATTCAACAACTCTATCATAATCAGAATCTTGTGCTTCAATAACAAGATTTAATTTAATATTATACTCTTTCATACTTATTAATTTTTTATTTTTTATATTTGTGTCACTTCAATTCTATCAATCTTATACGGAGGAAAGTATATTCTATTCTTTTCATCAATCATATGCCATACTCCATTTTTACCCATACCAGCAACTGAAGTTTGAAGAGAATATAAGTTTTCATGTGAAACGGACAACTCCAATTTTTGTCCATCATTAAACCATATTATTATATTATAATTTATCATATATTAATTTTTTTATTATATATAAAAATATGATAATTTGGTTTATAATTATTTTAAATAATCATATTATTTTCATAATATATACAGATTTGTGAATTTTACTATAATAACTTTCAAGTTCAGCGCAATATTTATTTTTAGTGACTATTCTTGATTTTGACTCTGATTCAGATATATCAAATTTTTAATCATCCACATTATATTATTATAAACTTTAGGATAATAGTTATTTTTAGCTTTTGTTTTTAATCTTATTTGTTAATATAATATTAACAACCTCATCATATGTCATATTATTTTAGCATATTTTCAAGTTCTTCAACACTCAATAAAACAACACCAATTTCTCCAGCTTTAACAAGTTTTGATGAACCAGAAAATTTATCTTTACACACCAAATATGTCAAATTCTTTGATACACCTGATGCGACTTTACCAGATTTTGAAATTATAATTTCTTCTAAATCTTTTCTACGAATTCCAGTAAAACAAAAAGACTTGTCTTTTAATTCATCTGATGATACAACATCTACTTTTTCAGTTTCTATAGTTATGTGTTTCATATAACTCAACCAAGTATAAAATTCATCATATCCATCAAGATACGCTTTTGCTGAGATATCAGAAAATCCATCAACTTTAAGTATTTCTTCAAATGTTGGTTTACCTTCAAAATGCATCAATAAATCAAGTTTCTTCGATCCTAGATTTTTAAAAATATTTGTTGCATGCATAAGTTTAGATAATTTTACATTTGTAACTGATTTGTGCATAGATTCGTAAACGATTTGAGATTTTCTTTCACCGAATCTATCAAGTTTTTCTAAATCATCAGGTGTCAAATCTAAAATTTGTTTAATAGTTTTATATCCAGAGTTATATAGTTGATTGATAATACCTTCTGACACGTTTTCTGCACCAAGAATTTCAAAAAAAGAAATGAGTTTTTTGATTTCTTGTTCTTCTGTACCTTCAACCATCAATTCTACGCCATTTTCGTTCCAGAAAACTTTTGAGTTTCCAACAACAGGTTCAACATATCCAGTAGATTTTATAATACTCTGCACTTTTGGTATGACAAAACCAGATCTCAAAATTTTCAAAATTGTGTTCTTTCCAATGCAGAAGTCCTTGACGAACTTCGCATTGTTCAATGTCACCCTTGAAACTATAACACCATCTAAATCAATTGGCTGTAATATTCCAACTGGCTTAAGTAATCCGTTCTTACTGATATTCCATTCAATATCAAGAATTATAGTTTCTTTTGCTTCTGACCATTGAGGATTTTTAAAAGCTCTGGCATATGCTGGATTATTATTTCTTTCACGACCAAGATTCTTTCTGATATTTTTATCATCAATATCAAAAACAAGTCCATCAATATCATATTCTTTACCCCATTCCAAAAATAAATCATTTAGTAAGTCAATATTCAACTCATTGGCTTTAATAACTTTATATGGTATTGGTGATAATTTTTCGCATATTAAATCAATTTGTTCAGATTTATTTAATGTAAAATCTTCGCTGGCAAATCCGTATCGGATATGTTTAGCATCTTTCAAATCTTCTGAGATTGTATCTGAATTTTTAAGACCAGCAATCATATTTCGAGCATTTTTGAAAGGTTCGCCATTATCTCTATAATATATTTTACTAGCAAAGACTTGCTTAGGAATAATCATTTCTCCAATAGTAAACAAATTCAGTTTTTGATATTTATCTGCCAACATTTTGTAATGTGTATGAATAGTTTCTCCAATTTCACCATCACCTCTTGACCAAGCAAGCTGGTTATATTCATCTTTTAATATAGATATACCATCATATTTTGCGGTAATAACTAATAATGTAGTTAATGGTAGTCCTTTATTTTTTAGCCATTTGTATATAGCTGGAATTTCAGTTTCTTTATCCAAAGAGAACATTGGATATTTCAATTTTTCTTTTCTGGCAGAATTCACATCAATTTGCTCGATTACACCAGTTTTAAAAATTTCATTTGTTGGATCTAACGATTTAAACATTTCAATTAATTCATCATATTCAGAATCTGTAACTTCAGGATTTCCGTTACGATACGAATCGTTCAACTTTTTAATTGCTTCTTCTGCTGGTGTAATCATACTATACTTCATCAATCTTTTTATTTCTTCAAATGTCATATAATTATATTTTTATTAATTTAGGCACAAAGATAAATAAAATATCTTGAATAAAAAAATATTTGAATATTTATTTTATATATATGTTAAAATATAACATATTATTTTTTATATATATGTGAAAATATAACATATTATTTTTTATATATACTCAAAATATGATATTATATTTTTAATATATAAATAAAAAAAAAGAATTTTTATGTCAAAAATAAAAAACTATATTAATTTTGCAAATGAATATAAATTAATGTTAAGATTAAATGAGGCTATAGATAACGATGTTAGAGATCAAGAAGCATTTAAAAAAATTAGACGAAGCTACACTCAAATAATAACAAATTTAGGATTCTTTGCAGATTTACTATTTCAATTAAATGTTAAAGAAGCATCAGTTGGTTCTGATGTTCATACAATGGCAACTGACGGAAAGTCTATTGTATATTCACCAGATTTCACAAATAGGTTGACACAAGAGGAAGTCAATTTTGTTATAATTCATGAAATTATGCACAATGCAAATTTTCACTTTGCTAGACAATCTGGTAGAGATCACGATTTATGGAATCAAGCAGCTGACTATGCTATAAATATTCAGATTTCAGATTTAAGTAAAGAAATGATTAACAAAATTATTAAAGCCCCTGATATCATATTATCAGAAGAAAAATATCGTAACATGAGCGCAGAGCAAATATATGATATTTTATATAAACAAAATCCACCACAACAAGGACAAGGTCAAGGACAAGGTCAAGGACAAGGTCAAGGACAAGGTCAAGGACAAGGTCAAGGTCAAGGACAAGGACAAGGTCAAGGACAAGGTCAAGCAGGATCAGGCCAATCAGGTATTATACCAAAAGGTGATATTAGAAAACCTGGATCATTGGATAATGATGGTACAACAGTTTATGAAGGTAGTGTTGATATTAATGATGCTAAAACCACACAAGAGTTAGAAAATGCTTGGAACGCAGCTACAAAAGTTGCAGCACAAAAAAGTCAAGGTACTGGTTCATCTTCTATGGATAGATGGATAAAGAAAATAAATAAACCAAAAGTTAATTGGAGAGTAGAGCTTAGAAGATT